TTTGAACATGAAATACGGCTTGAGGATTTAATTACTAAGCTACGTAATATAAATTACGTTCGCACTATTACCCATGAAGGTATAAGTGTGACCCACAGTATAGTAAAATCTAAGGATGAATTAAATTTTATAGAGATGACCCCAGAAAAGGCTTTCTCTAATCAACTTGCATCCTGCATAGATTCTATAACGGTTAATGACAAACACATAGACTTTAACCAGTTACAATTTAGAGATCGGCTAGAAATTATAGAGAAGTTACCGTTAGTGGTTACTTCCAAAGTATTTGCTTCCGTGGTAGAAATAGAGGAGGAATTATCTCAAATAAAACTATTAACGATTTTATCTCCTTTTGCAGACGTCGCGGTAGTCGATTTACCAGTGTCAACGGATATAAAGATCTTAATGGAGTTTTGCAAGTTGTTATTTAACGATGATCTAAACAACCTATACAAAATTAATTACAATTTAATTACTAAAGCTAATTTTACTCCGGAGTATTCGGATAGTATTACGCCCGCTGAACAGCTTCTTTATTGGACATATTTTATACAGCAACATCAAAAAGAGGTTGAGGATCAAAGTAGTATGTTAAGAGGTAATGAAAGCGGACCTGGTTTTGATGGTCGCAAGCTTTCCGGTTTCGAAACCCCGAGTGAGTTTTCTGGATAACCACAAACCTTTAGTAAGTTAATACACAATGAGCAGCAATTTTAACGACATTATTTCAGTATTAGATGCAATCAACAAAGAGGTTACTATACCTGTTTTTGTACCAAGTTTAAATAGAGAAGTAAGATTTAAGAACACCAATACCGGCCAACAAAAGTCTATTCTTAAGGCTGCAGTAGATAATCCAATTTTTCAAACCCGTTTTACCATAGCCCTATACAACCTTATACAAGAAAATTGTATCGAGAAGGATATTGTACCATCTTTAACAACAATTGATAGTATAGCAATCGCCCTTCAAATAAGAATGGCTACTAGTGGTCCTGTGTTCAAAGTTACTCAAGGTAACAACACATACACTGTAAACTTACAATCTGTTGTAGATAAGCTCAAATTAGTACAAACACCCCTACCAGAAAGTGTTGCAGATGCTCAATTTACTGTTATAGTGGGGGCACCTTTACTTGTGGAGCAATACAACCTTGAAAAGCAGTTACGTGAAAAATCGCTAAACGATCAGCAAATCGCAAGCACTCAGCTTACTGACACCATCGGAGATGCCTTTATCGGTGAAGTATCGAAGTTTATTAAAAGCATTACTGTGTTTCATAACAATCAAGAGCAACAGATTGATTACAAGCAATTACCCTTTGCAAAACGTCATGCTATTTTAGAGAAACTCCCGACTACTGCTGTTAAAGGAGTCTTAAAATACATGGAAAAGTATGTTAGTATTCAGAAGGATATATTAACAGTAACCGGTACTGACACAGATACTAATGATGTAACTACCGATTTAATCCTGACTATAGATACATCTCTGTTTGTTGGTAGTTAATAATACTTAAAGTACCATCGGTACCTAAGTATTAAATATGCCAGAAGATAGTAGTAAAGATCCAGGATTTATATCCTCCCTGATAGGTGCTTTAAACAAGCCCAGAGAAGGATCCTCTATACCCCC